TACGCTCCTGAATTTCCGTATCCGCCGGCAGACCGCCGAATAACAGCAGGAACTTCCACCAATGCAGATACGGGACTGTCTCCAGGTCGATCTGGTAAACTGATCGAAACGCACAATAAATACAAGTGGCATCCTGTTCAAAGGAAAACACTTCTTTGGATACTCCTGCCGTCCCAGAGCCTTCCGCCTTTGCTTCCTCCCCATACAGCTCCTCTGCGGATAAAAAACCGCAGAGCGCTTCAATGGCTCCTTTCAGGTTTCTTGGCGGAACATCTATGTACCACTCCAGCAGCATCTCGACCATCCAGGGCGTAATCCTCTCCGTATTCTCCAAAAGCATCTGCAGTTTAATCCACTCCCGGAAATCTGTCACAATCCGATAATCCCGGCCATCGACACGCACACTCTCTGGGAACCTCTCAAACAGGACATTCATGGGCGGTTTCGGTGCTGCCTCTCATAATTTCTGCGCTGCTGGCGGTTTCCCGCTTTATTCACCCGATAAGAAGAAAGTTTCTCACTGAGCTCATGGTCAGACTGAAACTTCAAGTCCGCAAACAATTTCACCGCCTCCAGCCTCTGTGAGAGAGAACCCGTCCGAAACATCTTCCCGCTGGCGCCCTGTCCGAAAATATGGTCGAAATAATGATCGTAACACACATTCTGCGCCCGAATCACCTCTGAATTTTTCCCGGTCAGAGGCAGCTTTTTCACTTCCTCATTCAGTATTTCCACCGCATCCTCCAGGCTTTTCGCCACATCCACATCTGTAAAATCAATTTCCATTTCAAAATTTCCAAATTTAAAAAGGCTCATCGGCTCATTCTCCTTTCCCTTTATTCCACCGGCAGTTCACCTTCTGTAAACGTACAGGTCTGCCAGTTGTCTGATGAAGTACAATACCCCTTTACAAATTCAGATGCCGCTGAAAAACTTCCGCTGTAGATCAAAGCATCCGTCCCATCGCCCACTGTATCTGGAATGACACTATAGGTACGTTTTCTAGCCGGACAGTTTCCTTTTCCATCGTCCGCAAAAATATCCACGCTGACGATATTCACCTGAGCTTCCGTCCCCACCTTCTCATCATCCACAATCGCACCAAGCTTTTCACAAACCGGGTCATTGGTGTAACGGTCAAATTCAAAATCAATCGCTGTGGCATACCCCACCACATCCGTACGTTCTGTAGCTTCGTCTACATACTGCCGGCTGTACTCTGTAGCCTCCTTACCTTCAGACAAAGATGTAAAACCCGTCATTCTGGTATAAGTCGTTCCTTCCCCTTCCACATCCAAGAAAGCCAGCCTCTGGTGACGGCCGACCAATGCTTTTGTCTTTGCTCCTGCCATACTGCTACCTCCTATTTATAAATTAATCTGCACTGAATCTGGTATTTTCCCAGCTCAGAATCCATGGAAAATAAATACCCGCTCATCTGCACATCCACACGCACGGGCACATGCCCCTCCAGCTGCGGCAAACAGCCCTTCCGGTTATTTTCCTCAATCCATTCCTGTAAAAACTGATAAAATTCACTGTTTTCAATCCCTGTTCTGGCATCTCCGTCATAAGCCTCTTTACTCGTGATCGCAAATTGAAACTGCCGCAGAGCATCCCCATCTACGTACCGCCGATAGATCGGATCTCCGCCAATCGGGTCAATGGAATATGCCATCTCATCCGGCAGATAGTCAATATTCACCTTTCCGTCCTTTAGAAAATCACAAGTCAGAAGATAGTCCCGGATACTCTCAATAATCGGTTTACTGTGAGGCAATTCGTTCCGCTCCCTTCATAATCGCATCTTTGTGCGCAGCCTTCATGGTCTCAAACCATTTCGCCTTCGTCTTATGTTCATAGTACTGTCTGCGTGCATAAGGCGTCAGATACTGGATAGAACCGCTGCCAACCACCGTTCCCAGAGTAGCTGACTTAATCATCATGCCTGTTTTACGCGGGGTAAGGGGGTTCATATACCGCAGACATTCTGAATCCACGAACTGCTGCGCATTGCCAAAAGCGGCCCCTCTTTGCGGCCCAAAGCCAGGATTCCACTCCAACCTTGCCGTAACCGAACCTCCCCGGTTTGTACTGGTATAAACGCTTCCACGCGGCGTAGAAATCTGAAATTCTCTTCTTGACGCCATTTACGCACCTCCAATCCGCCAGTGAGGAAGACTGCCCAAACGGTTATCGGACCAAGAAGTGATTTTACAATACTGTTTTCCCAAGCGCTGCAGGTCTGCCGGCTTCTCAATATCAATGCCGCACTCTCCCCACACTGCCAAATCATCATTTTGCAAAGTCCAGTTCTCTAAAATATCGCATCCCCTGGCCTTCCACTCATCCTCCGGGATATAAGTATTCCTGCACGGCGCATCCACGGGAATACGGATTTTATACACATATCCACTGTTCACCCCGGAATCACTGATGGAAACCCTATGGTCCACATAAAAATGCACGCCGCGGATCACCGAACGCTGCCAGTGATCCAGACGTGTCCTTTTATCATAATAGTGATTATAAAGCGTGATGTCCGCATTGGTAATCATGGGCACACCTCACTTTCCGCCTCAGCAGCCCCGTGGAAAGCAGCCATTTCCTGATAACAGAAGATACCTTCCTCGAAGCCAGTTCTTCCGACGTCTCTCCGTCCTTCCCCTCTGTGGCAAAAGTAACAGAATAGCCGTCGTTGCTCTCACTTTTTATCCTACCTGAACCTGCCTTTGACAGATTACTGACACTGACGGAAAAGTAAATATCCGCAGCTTCACAGGCTGCATATTTGAGCTCCTCACCGGCATACTGATCGGCCTTTCCCATCGTCAGATATCGGATATACTGCGTGGCAGACAACATATGACGGTTAAAATCTTCCTCTTCCATCTGTCCATGATACTGCTCCCGATAGAACACATAATCCGCGTAACCCTTCATTTTCTCACCGCCTAAGCCATAATACCCGCCGCTTTCAGCTTCTCTATCACCGCATTAATCGCCGCTTTATTGCCATTGGAAAGCGTCACCAGGCTTTGAACGGCGGTCTTATCATAGGAATCTCCTGCCGCGGAAGCGTCCGCTGCAGAAACCGCCGCAACGGCTTCCGCCTGCTTCACTCCCCCTAAGACCGACGTTGTCGCCGCCGGAAGCGTATAAGAAGGACCGCCGGAACTCTCCGGCCAGTCCTGCGCAAGCTTAGCAATCAAATCCGCAATCTGATTTTCCGTTGGTTCCTCCTCTTCCCCGGTTACTTTTTGGTACAGTTGTTTCAAAGCTTCCGTAATCTGCATTTTACGCTCCTCCCTTCTCTTCAAGCACCGGCTTTCAAAACCGCAAACGGGCATCTTGAAGATTTCGTCGGCTGAATGGAATTGATCGGATTGGGAATCTCCCATCCCAGTCTCATAACCGCTCTCAATGCAACCATGTCCTGCTGCATCAAGTTATAAGCAATCGAGCCATCCGTATTTTGAACCACGCCCTCAGTAAACAGCTTGAAAGTGATATCCTGGCGGATGGAATACACCAACTGGGAAAAATCCCCGGAGACCATCAATGCCTGAGACTTATCAAATGCACCGTTATTGGGGAATTGAATCAACGAACCATCCAAAGAATAATTCGTGCCATTTTGCATATCAGATTTAAAAATCGGATTGCCCGTGGAATCACGAAGCCCTCTTAACTTGGCCCTCATGGAGATATCCGCCATATGTCCATTGACAAAGAATCCATCCTCTTCCACCTTTGAAATGACTCCATTTTCACTCATAACCGCTTCAAAAAGATCATCCTTGGCATTCAGGGTCACTACATTTCCGGCAGTCTGTGCGGTCTTAACCACACCGTCTCTCCAAGAATCCGGCGCATTGGTATCAAAGATAATCGCCGCGTCAATCACCTTGCCAAAGGCTTCCTGTACCCTCGGCCTTACCTCAGCCCAGATATCATACTCTGAATCGTCCAATACTGCCTCTGGAATCGGAACAATCACTGCGATCTCCTCCGCCGTGATAATTTTTTTATCCCAGGCCATCTTCGTAGTCTTCTTACTGCCGTTGTCTCCATTGACAAAATAAGCCAACGGCATCATATCCAAGACTGGCATACGGTATGTCTTGCTGGACATATTCGGCAGTCTTCTTCCCATAGACAACACTGCAGACTGTGCAACCGTTCCCTGAATAATCTCCCTCGCACGTTCCTCCGGAATCAGAGAATCCGCTCCAGTCCGGTCAATAAGCTGTGCGTCACTGTCAAATAATCTAAGGTTCATTCTATTTTTCACTGCTTTTCCTACCTTCCCGCGGCCCTTCGAATCGCCGCATTAATATCCTCATTGCTGTTTCCTGCTCCGCCCCCATCTCCGGTCTGTGCACTGGTGCTCATCACTCTGTAAGGTTTTCCTGTAAACCTTGGATTCTCTTTCAAGAACTTCTCCGCCGCCTTATCAAAAGCCGTTTTCTCGTCCACCATCCTGGATACCTTAAACATTACATAATCCAGATCATCCGCCCGCACCCCTTTGGATGTGAGGAGCTTTTCATTTTCCATCTGGGCAACCTTCGCAAGCGCATCATCCCGCTCCTGCTGAAGCTTTTCCGCATTGGGCTGGTTTGCTTTCTGACGTTCCCGGTAATCGTTCAGTGCCTGCCTTACCTGCTCTTCCGTCATGCCCTGCTGCTGAAAATAAGATCTGAGCGCAGACTGCTCCGCCCTGTGCGCCCTCGCATTGGCGATCTCTTCCGCCTGTTCAAAGCTAAACGTCGCCTGCCCTCCGGCATTTCCCTGGCCGCCGTTGCCACTTCCGGTGTTATTGCCCTGACCGCCGTCAGCGCCAGCTCCTGCACCGTCTTCAAAAAGCTGTAAATTCATTCTCTTTTTCATCTTCATACCTCCAATGAGTGGTTTCGTATAGTTTTCTGCCATCACGTTTCGGGCATAAAAAGAAGACGCTTAACCCTGCGCCTTCAAAGGGAGATGGAAGGATCACCTCCTGATCTTTACATATTCCGGATACTGATCTGCAATGTCGCAAAGAGCCATTACCATAGCCTGCCCCAGATCAGTACCCCAAAAATCACCCGGAAGATCACTGATCTCCAGGTGCCCACTTTGTATATTCAGCCTGCTGTCTTTCTTCTCTGCCAGATACCCTGCCACCATCTGACTGATTGCGGATAATCCATGACAGACTTCTGGTTTTCCCGCATGGCCGTCAAAGGTAATCTTATCCGGCTGAAGTGTAATACTTGTCATTTCTATCCCGCCCTTTCATAAGCTCGCGCAAAGATTTTCAGTTTGCATGGGTAAATGTTTGCTCCATCGCAGACAATATAATCTCCGATCTTGGCCTTTGCCCTGCCTGCCGCCGTCCGAATCGTGCAGCCATACACATGCATATGCCCGTCCAGCAGGCTGCGGTCAATCTCAATCTTTTCATCAATGACCGCCTGGGTAAACCAATCCGGCGCAATCATCTCCACATCCGCAGACAGCCGAAACGCTTCCACCTCCACTGGCTTTCTTCGATACTTCATGGTCTCCCTCCCTTCTGAAAATGGGTATAAAAATACCACTCACTCCGAAGAATGAATGGTATTAATCCAAGTATTCTATTTTTTCGATTTCAGGCTCCGTAATTCCGATCAATGACATGGTTCCTTTTCTGATAGATACTTCTGCAACTTCCGGCTCATTATCAAGTGCTTGAGTAAATATTTCGCAATACCCCTCAATTACTTTCCCATTCTTGCATATGACTTTTACATTTTTCCCTTGTGCGTGAAGCATTATTAATTCTTTTTCACTTAACATTTATTCTCTCTCCTTACTTGGGACAATATGTACTCCCTTTTGGGAATAATGGATAACAAAGCTTCTTGTTTGTTTTTCCTCTCCGGTCTCAGGATTTACCACTACTCCAATAATACGATCTGCTGTAACAATCTCTTTGTTTTGCCATCTGTCGGCTCCATCCCGTTGTATCCAGCCGCTTCCCGCATATTTTCTCACCAGCTCCTGAATTTCCGTTTCGGAAATGGTCAAATAACTCCTTCCAGGAATATAATTATTATGCCCTTTTATGTGCTTTCCTTGTTTTCCACCATGTATTTTGGTTGAGATGTTTCCAGAACGTATTCTTTTGCGTATCTCCGCATCTGCTTCATAGATTTTAATATTCTCCAGCAGATCACCTTTATTATACATGTTCTCCAGCCAGGATTCAATCTCCCTTTGCCGGTCTGTGGAAAGAGCTACCCTGCCCCGCATATCCAGATAAATCCGGTCGCGCTCCTGCTTCAATCCCATCTTTCTGGAAAATCTGGCGTATTCGTTTAGCTGCCCCTGGTACTTTGCCCTGGCAACTGTGATCTCTTCCGGATCTGCATCACCTGACCGCAAAAGCCGTACCTTTTCCCGCTGTGCCCGCATGGCCGTTTCCATCTGTCTCTGCCGCTGCTTGGCTTCATATACCGTATAGGTCTTTCCATGGTATTCTCTCGGTGTGTTCTCCTCCATGTTCTTATTTGCCAGCCATTCATCCGACCACTGCCGTTCTGAGATACCAGGGACGAAGGGATACCGCTCATGATAGCAGTTAATTCCTTCCAGCCCCGTCACTGTCCCCAGCCCACAGACCGTCACTAGCTGCTGCCTGCTCCATACCTTCCCCTGCCATACCTGGTGTGTGGGCCGGGCCCCGGAATGCCAGGCTATTTCAAAGTAATCTGTCTGAAGCTTCTGCGCATTATAATCTGATATATGCCCGGTAAGCTGTGTAATCCCTGTCATAACCGCTCTCCTGGCAGCTACGTCCACACGGTTAGCCCTTCCAGACGCATAATCAATCTGGCGCAGACCACTGTTGGTAAGCTGCGTCACCACCCGGCGCAAAACACTGTTATAGTCAAACGCCCCTGTGATGATCTCCATACACGCTGCATCCAAATACTTCTGATAAACCTCTGCCAGCGGCGTCAGCACTCGTTTCCCGTCCCCATAATCCAGATAGAAACCAAGGGACTGTGTGATATTTCGAAGGTCTGCGTCTGTCTGCTGCACAATCGCCCCGGTAATTTGCTGCAGCTGGTGGTTTTCCTCATAGGGGATATAGTTTGTATTGACCTGCTCATAGATTTCCTTATTCCGTACGTATTCCCAGTCAATAACCTTATCGTACAGCTCAAACATCTGCGGATAAGAGGCCTCCAGCGCTTCCTTCAATGCCTTTTCGATATCCTCTGATGAATTTCCCAGAATCAGCAACCGGTTGATCTGCCAGTCTGCGGTGCTGGTAATCTCACCAGCCTTCTTAATCCGCCGGACAATGTCCTGCATCATACGTTCTTCCAGATCAGAAAAGTTCTGGACAATCTGTGCCGCAAGCTTTTCTTTATATTCCTGATTCATTCAATCACCTGGTTCTGTTCCGGAAGGTTCTTTCTCGCCTCCTCCAGTGTTTCGCCATACCACTTCGCACGATATTCCTCATGCCGCAGAATTCCCATGCTCATATCCGTCCGGTCTGTAGACCGCTCGGCCTGCTTATCCTCAATAATCGAATCGTCAAAATCAATCACCATCTTTGAATCCGGGTCTGTCGGAATATTCATTTTCTGGCCAAGCCTCGCAATAATCCGTATCAGTTCTTCCAACACAGACTGAAGCACAATCTCATGCTTTTTCAACGCCCGGAACATATCTGAGTTTTCACTGATAATCTGTGTGGCCGTCTGTACGCTGCCATTGTCAAAACGATAATGATTCTGACCAAATCCGCACTTCACAGACAAGAAATTCAGGTTATCATTAATCCCTTTCTCATGAGCATCCGCCCGGAGATTCATGTCGATCTCTGTGATCGGCTTGCCGCCGTCTTTTAAAGTATCCTCCGGCAGCTGATAGAAAGTGACGTCATTGGGGTCAAATGCCGGATTGCCAAGAGGGTCTGTATATAAAAGCTCTGGGGCTACAAAAATCCTCTTTTTGCCGAGGACAAATTCATTGATGTAAGAATCATAAATCGTATCCAGCCCCTGCAAAATATCAATGGAATTTGCAAAGATTGCTATTCCCATCGGATTGTCTTTACTATAGTTGTTTACGATATTCAAACGGTCAACTACAAACTGACGCTCACTAGCCCCCGTCTCAACCCATTCTGACAAGCCAGAGAAATCTTTTAAATCCTTCCACTTCTCAGAAGGTACTTCACGCCCCGCTCCATTCGTACACTCTACCACATGGTTTTCAATGACGTATTGGTCATTCTGCAGCTTATGAATCTGAATCTGTGCATACAGCTTCGTCTCTATTGTTTTATAAAACACAAAAGCACACTCCGAAATATATCCATTACTCCACGACAGCGGATAAATATTTTCGGCTGAAACATAATTAATACGTACTGTTCCGCCGTCCACGATCTCACCATTTTCCGATACGCGGACAGCGTCCAGATACGGAATATATGCCACTGTGCCGGTATAGGCTTTCCGCTCCTGGTAATCATTTCCCATAACCCAGAAATTATTGTCATTTAGTACCTGCGTTACAAATTCATGAGTACTGGAATCCTGAATCGTAATCTGTACCTTTTCGTTCAGAAGCAAATCCGCAATATCCTCTGACAGCTTCTTTGCCATCCCCATGCCCAGACGCCTGCAGCTCACATAGCTCTTTCCGTTGTAAATCCGGTAACGGTGAAACTTTCGGACATTGCTGATATACCAGCTCTCCCACTCTGCAATTTTGGCATAAAAGCTTTTCTGCACGGTAGTGTACCCAGCCCTCTGCAAATATTTTACAACGTCCATGTTGTTATTCCTCTCTTTCTCCTGCCGGCAGGAAGTATTTCATCTTTGACCACAGCCCCATCACCAGATACCGCCAGGCATCACAGCAGTGATCGTCCACCTTCATCGGCTTTTCCTTGCCCGCCTCAATAGATTTTGGGTCATACGCATAAGTCCCCATCTCCCGAATCAAGTTTTCCTGTTTCTCAGAAACACTCATTACCTGATAAGTCAGCAGTTTCTGTACTCGCTGAATGCCAAGCCCTACCTCATTCTCCGCCGGTTTTAGAGAAATACTGTACGTTCTGTTCTGCACAGCCAAACGTCTGATTTCTTCCGCCAGTCCTGCGGCAGATGGGTCAATAAAGACATTAAAAACACCGCATGAGTAAGTTTCATGCAGCTGATCTGTAAACTGTATTAAATCCTTTGCATAATCGGACGGGCTTTTCTGCTTTCCAGACTCCCGGCCGGAATGATAATATTCCCCCAGGCCCTCCAGGCGGTGCTTATTGATATTCACACCAGCTGCCTGATAGGTGGTAGCGTTTTGTTGGCCGTAATCCACACCAATTCCAATCATACGGAAATGTGTCTCTTCCGGTTCCTTCCTGTGTTTCTGGGAAAACATATAATAAATCAAATCATCAATTCCGGTACTGATTCCCAGCCACACCCAGTTATATTGTTTCTCATCCAGAGACTTCATCAGCTCTGCCGATTCAATCAAGTCCTTCCCCAGCCATTCTTCCGGTACATCCCGATAATCCGTGTGAATATGCACACAGTCCGGCCTCTTCTCCATCTTTCGGCACCACTGATTCACCGGGGCATTAGGGTTCTTCGGAGGGTTATACAGATAAACCATCTGAAAACCTGAAGCATTTCCACGAATAAATGTGGCCTCAATGTTCTGCAGTTCATCTTCCCCTTCTCCATCCTCAAAAAACTCTGTCAGCTCATCCAAAATCACCAACTTAATCGGTTTGTCCTCATCAATGATGCCTTTCGTATCGTCGATGCCGTCAGACCCGGAAAAGTAAATCGTCGCCCCCGTCCTCCGGTACCGGATTTCCATAGGCGACTTCGTAATGTCAAATTCTTTCTTCGGAATCTTCAAACGGTTGATTCCTCGAAGCATCTCCTTATACACCGTTTTTCGCAGCTTATTGTGGTGCTTGCGCAGACATACCATGGACCCATGAGCATCACTCACAAGCCGATAATCCGCCAGAATCGCCGCAAAACTGGATTTTGTTCCCGCGCGGCCGGAAGTCAAAATAATGTGCCGGATATTTCGATTGTTGAAAATACGCTGGTACTTTGGAATAATAAGCTCCGATATCTTAACTGTCGTTTGGCACGTCATTTACAATCACAACTCCTTCATTCTCGGCAGCTCCCCCGAGATCCTTGTTCCACATTCCCAGATGCTTGCCGATGTCTACCAGGGCCGCCCGTTTGTCATACAACTTTACCTCTCTTTCCGTTCCGAACTCATTCGGCTTGATCTTAATCGACTGGATGCAGGCAAGATCATCGTCAGACGCGTCCTGTTTGATCTTCGCTGTCTCTGGGTCAAGAACATCCGTGATCTTTGCAAAACCAATTCGTGCCAGCTCCTGCAAGACTCGGTCTTGATTAATGCCGGTTCGGCGAGATCTCTCCGCCATGGCTTTATCTATTCTGCTTTTGATTTCAGGTTTTCTCAGGTTCTCCTCACCGATCGAATAGGCCGTCTGAGGGGAATAACCAGCTCTAATGGCAGCCTGAGTGGCATTCAGATCAATCAGATACTCTTCTACAAATCTCTTCTGTTTTTTCGTCATTCAGGCTCACCTCCTTTACTACACAGAAAAGCACCCCAAAGGGTGCCTCTTATGTATTTTCTTAAGTCTTATTGTTATTGCAAATTTCATTTGTGCTTTTGCATATTTTATCTTCATCTATTCCAGATAAATGTAATGCCAATTTCACTTTTAATTCATCTTTTATTTTGGTGTCTTCTATGCCATTTGCTAATTTTATTGCTTCTTTTACATTTGCATCTTTTGTTAATTCAACAAAAAATTCTGTTATTTTTTCATTTGCTTTATTAGTCAAATGAAAAAACAATGCAGATACAGATTCTATTACAACACCAGATATTATTCCTGCCCATTCCGCTTGTCCCTCTGATACACCGACGTGTATATACTTTATAATCACACAAAAACCTAATACACATCCCCAGAAGCTCAACCTAAATGCCCATTTAGACTGTCCCAATCTCTGTTCGTGATAACTTCCCTTCGCTTTATCTGGTATCCAAGTTTCTCCAGATGACAATGATACCTTTGATTTATGTTGATTTTCAAGTATTCCTTCAGTTGGCTTAACAATTACCGTGCTTTTTGTATTTTCATCCATAGTTTACTCCTTTAGCAACCCTGTGGTTAAAGCATTAATAAAAACTGTATTTCCACAATTTTTACATGTCACCGGAATCACTGGAGTAATTGCATTGTTTGGTCCACCAAGCACTAGATTACCATCATTAAATTCTCGCAGTTCAAAAATTTTTTCTGTCGCATTCCATTCTCTGCACCCGCACAATGGGCATGAAGCACCAGCCCATCTTTCATTAAGAAAATTAATAATTTCTTGTCCGTTTGGTTTTTTCATATTATATCTCCCGAAATACATTTTTATATATCTTATCACCTTATTCATAGCTTTTCCAGTTCTTTCTAAATGCGCAACAAAACACCCCATATTTCTACAGGGTGTTTTTCAAAAAGCGTATATAAAGGGGAGAGCGACCAGCACGTCGCAATCATGCCAGCCGCTGATCAACCGCCGAACTCTGACACACCGGCAACCGCATTGTCAAGGATTTTTGCATTTCTGCTAATACCATAATATCATGAAAGCAGTTCTAATTTGTCCCCACTTTTTACTAGGTCCAGATAATGGTAAAATAATCGGCGATATCCATAGAACTCCGTTTTTCCTACTGGTATCCGCCCAAGCTTTTTATCGTATTCGATGAACTGATAAGAAAGATCGTTCGTAACAGACTTCAGTATATACGGATACAGCTCCTCGGAGGTCGCAATAGCTGCCTGTTCGATCATCTCGCAGTCTTTCTGGTACATAACATTTCGGATTGCTTGGCTCTCCATAAGGTTGCTTGGATAATTTCCTTTTGGCATCCCATCATAATTTACATTGTTAATACCACGGGTGATTTTAGACTTTTTTTCATCATACTGAAGGCAAAACGCTTTTAGTTCTGTATATCGGTTCTTAGATATGCCATAATCATCCCAAGTCATATTCCTCAACCGTTTTCTCTCCAACGGCCTCACCCCCTCATCTGACGGAATGCCCACCAGGTATAGCACTCATAGTATCCGCCAGGGAATAACAGGCGAATGTGATGCTCGTATAGCCCAGCGACTTTCACTTTGATTTTTCTCACGGTCTTTTTGCCGTGTTCTCCTCCCATAGTCGTTTCGGTTATGTAAATGGTTTCCCCTATCTTTACTCCGTGCTTCTCTTCCAGGCGGCGCTGCCTGTCTGCTTTCGCAATCGCCTGATCAGCTGTAGGGTCTGGAATTTTTTCATGATTCATCTGCTACCTCCTAAAAACGTCCGCAGCATCCGCTCCCGATAATCCATTTTTTTCTGCTGCTCTTCTACTTCTTTGATCGTCCGGTCAAGCTTATACTCCATCATCGGCTCCACATCATCCTCAATCCCTAGTAAATATTCCACCTGCGGAGCCACATTCTTTACGTCCGCGATCTCTTCGATCACTGGACGCTTGTCCCCTGTCAATGCATACTTGCTCAATGCCTGGACCAGCTCGCCGCACTCCTCTGCCAGCTTCCAAAGCTGCTTTTCCTGGTAGTGGTCTGCGATCTGGCGAAGCTTCTGCTGCCGTTCATCAATCATGTTTTCAATCTCAATCATTCTTATCACCCTTTCTCTGGATATAGCCGTAAAACATCGTATAATCTCGATACAGCCTTTTGATTGCTTTCCTCAACCAATTTTACATATTCATCCAGATTAACCGTGGAATCGTCCATAATCGCTTTTTGTCGCTCTTCCAGATATCTTTCCGCCAAAGCTGTCATGCTGCCATAATACCCAACTGTACGATATATCTCTTTTCCACTCTTCTTTGCTGTACATTTCTCTTTCAAAATATAATTTAACTTGTCTGTCTCGATAAAGTATTTTTCATCAACTTTAATTTCCATATATGCATCCCCTTTCGATATTTTGATTCCAAATATTGTGATACTGACAGACATAAATATTTGCATAATTCCGTGGGATATCTTTTGTATATCTCATCAAGGTCTGTCACTAAATCCGCCCAATATCCATCTTGTTCTTCTGGTAAATAATATTTTTTAATTACTCGCCAGATTTCCGATATCATTTTTGATTCTGTAACTTTGTCATTATTTTTGATTTCTGACATACTCACCTCCGTCAATCAAAAATTGGTTCAAAATCATCCGGAACAGTAACAAATTCTTCTTTTTCCCATCCCAATTCCCAATCAAATGTTTCTGGGTTTTCAGAAATTCGCTTGGAAGATTCTTGGAAATATAGCTTGATGCCATCTCGATTTGTCCTCCCGTTTAAACGGTTTTTATACACGCTTAAAATCCTCTCTGTGGAGTCCTTTTTATCGTTATCTTTCGGTTTGCCATACCGGATTACCACATCAACCAGATTAGTAATATTTGAGCTTCCGGCCACATCATCATTATCAAATGCTACCCCAGTAGACTTTCTAGGATGGACAATCAGAAATACCAGCACATCATATCTTTTTGCCAGCACAGTCAAGGCTTTTACAAACTTTGTCTGCATCCGATACAAGTCTGATGATAAATCATCTGAGATTGCCGTCATAAGATTATCAATAACCAAAACTCGACATCCATATTGTTTAATAGCATTTTCCAGAGTTTCCAGCAAAGTCTCTTCTTCTGTGTCTTCCGTAACAATCCCATTGTCATAAATATAAGCTTTCCCGGCATACCAATTTTCAATTTGCTGCAATTTATCTGCCTGAATGGAGTATGACTTATAGCCATAATCTGATATCAAAGCATTGATATTCCGCGCCCCTGCGATCTGGTACTCTATCCACGCTTTAAAATACCAATCCATCAGCTCACCAGAATAGAAAAATGTAGGGTATCCAGCCGCGATTGCTTGTGTGCCAAATTGGGACACCAACGTAGATTTTCCAAAACCACGCTCCCCGGTAACTAAGATTACTTGTCCAAAGTAAAAACCACCTGTTAGTTTGTCCAGTCCATAAATCCCGGACCTTATCTTTTCCATGGCGTTCAGGTCCATTCGTTTTACTTCTTCCAAAGGTTTTATTTTGGGGTTGCTTACCGGAACTGCATTCTCCACACATTTCTGTAAATATTCCGGACCATATTTATGTAAAATTTCGTTTGCGTCCTTACAGTCTTTGTAATCGTCCTCTCTGATGTGCTTAACGGTCCCGTGAAAGCGTTTTTGCATCTCAGGTAATAAAGATATCGCCTCATGCTCAAAATCGCCAAATATGACCAAATTTGCGAATCTAGAGAGGAAGTCCCAGCAATAGGGTATCCAGGTAAATCCTTTTGCCCCGTTCGGAACACTTACGGCGTTTTTAATTCCAGCTTCCGCACAAGACAAAGAATCTATCTGTCCTTCTGTCAAAACCAACGTTGGTTGCTCTGGGTCACAATGGTTCATTCCAAATAATATCGGTTTGCAGTTTCGTTCGCACCACTCTTTGTTCTTGTCCCGATCTTTGTCAAAGTCGGTTTTCCGATACTTTACAAATTGCAAGATGTTATTTTCGTCGTAAAACGGAAACACTAAAATATTTTCATTGTCTTTTTGCGTGGTGATATTATACCGTTTTGCTGTTTCTTCGCTTATCCCCCTGCTCTCCAGGTATTTAACTGCTGCTGGCTTTGTCTGCGGCTTTTCTTTTCTGTGGATATTCCGAAATCGTTTCTTGGGGCTGTAATACTCATCCACCTCAGTTCCAAGCGAAAAATTAAAATCCCTAGCGAGCGTAATCATATTACCGTGGGCATCACAGGACGCTCTTAAACATTTAAATTGTCCAGTATCAAGATTGATCGAAAAGGTCCCTTTGTCTTTTCCGTTGCTTCCACCTAAGCAGTAAGGGCATCGGTCAAATCTCAGCTCATCTCCCTTTACACAATACCTGGCCCTGATCTCTCTTCCGAACCGTATTGCATCCTCTCGGTCAAATTTGTATATCTCCATTTTCTATTTTCCTTTTCATTTCCGCATACTCTTCGTCGCTCATATTCCACAGATCAATTCCTTCTCGCTCCTCAAGCGGAGGAGAAATAGGCGCCACAGGCTCTTTATTGTTTACATTGTTATCATTGTTATAATTGTTTACATTGTTGAATGTGTGTTTCTGTGATGCCTCTGTGATGCCTCCGTGATGCTTCTGTGATGCCTGAGTGATGTTTCTGTGACGTTTCTGTGATGCTTTGTGTGATGTTTTCTCTATAGCCTCGATACTCCCAAACCCTTGATATTGCTCGTATTTCACAATTTTTATAGTGGTTTTTTTAGTGTCGCTTTTTTGAGACAACATTCCGACCTTTTCTAATTCATTTAGAAACTTATTTACCTTAGAATTTGACCATCCCCACCGATCTCCTAATTTCCTCTTACTTGTGATAATTTGTCCTTTTTCAATTGAAACCATATCTCCGTCAAAGTAAAATTCAGTATCTTTATGAGAGGCCAAAAGAATCATATCTATCCACGCCTGTCCCCTGGAAAAAGGCTTATCTTCCCATAAAGGATTATCCATAATGCTTCGATATATCACTACCCATCCTTTAGCCATCAAATTCACCTCTTTCCAATCTCTCTTTAGCATCCCTGTAGAGGACTTCTTTGATAAGCTTTCCTGATGTTTCTTCTTTGCAAAAAATGACATTTAAGTTATATCTAATCATCCACGCTATTGTAGACGCTGCGAATGCTTTTGGGTGGAATTTACTGCGGTATTTTCCGTTCAACAAGTTCTCCCAATTAGAGTTTTCGCATAACAAATATATCCTACAATGATTGTCCAAAGCTCTTTCAAATTCTCTCTGGAATCGCTGGCGGCTGCGTGTAAAACAGCCTGCCAGTTCGTCCAAATTCATCTTCCTTTCCACGGCACAAATAGGGCTTATTGTTTCCGAATTATCATATAATTTAGTACCATTTGGAAGAATTAAATTGTATGTATAATCCCCATAAGACAAAGTTTTTTTTGTGTATGGAACACCAAATTCTTCATACCTTTTTCTGCTTTTTTCGGTATCCTGCTCCCTTGTATCTACCAATATTTCAAACGTTTTTAAGACTTCTTTTTGCTCAAAAATGTTCATTTTAGAATGGCAATTCATCCTTTGCTCCTTCTGGAATATTCATAAAGCCGCCCCCTGCCGGTGTGCTGCCTGCTGGATATCCGTTGTCTTTCTTTTCTTTCAAAAGTGTGTCTGCTGGAATTTCGAATTTGCCGGAACGGATTTTTTCTACTGTTACCAGACTGTGGCAATTTGTAAAGAACCCATGTCTGCCGTCAAACTCATATTCTTTGTTGTTAAACAAAGCGCCAATCATTTTTCCTTTTAAGGTTTGTTCATCCCAGTTCCAATGATAGCCTGAATTAGATTCCTCGAAGGCGGAAATCACCGTCTTAAACCTGCGCATTGTCCAGTTATCTTGTTCCGAACCATCGTCCTTTGGAACACGGAGTCTGTATGTACCCTTCCATTTTTTATCCTCCTGTGTCTGCGCCCGGTAATTGTTGGCAAAAAATCCTTTATATTCGCCTTCCTCAATATCAAAAGACAAAAGGATTACGTCTCCCCAGCTATTTTCTTGATATTTCACATCTAAGATTTTCAGGACATAACCCCCTACCGGAAGCCGCTCCTGTTCAAAATATGCCTGTGCTGTTTCATAACCATTTAATTTTTTCATTCTAAAATTCCTCCAATGCTTCAATTACTTTTACAATATCATTTTCAATTTCAAAACTTTCGAAAGCTCCTAGGGGACTCTTGGCCGTGCTATTCTTCGCCTGGGTCTCAAAAAGGTATTTCCCATCCACACACTTTGACAGAAGTACCGTAGTAAACTTACTTTCCAGCACAATCTTGTCCAGCTTCTTCCCGGATGTTTTAATGCGAGTAAACATATAGCCTGCTTCGTCATGGTCTGTCTGGGTATGGGCTGTAAAAATTACTGTCAGATCGTCTCGTAATTCATAGGCATAGCATACTAAATCCCAGACACAAGCGGCTAGATCAACCCATTTGTCATACCCTTTTTCCTTACTCCGACGCATTTCGTCCGCTATCATAAGCCCGTTAAGAGTATCAATAACAACTACTTTTTTATCCTTCCAGTCTGTTTCCAGCTTTTTTAATGCAATAAGCACTTGCTGTACAAAATCTGTCTTGATATAATTCTTGTTTTCTGTGTTATACTGCTGCTTCCATCCCTTCCACGACAGCCCCTTTTTATCACAGTCTATGTACAACGTCGTTTTGGGGTCTAAATTCCGCATACTCGTTGTTTTGCCGGAACCAGATTCCCCTGCAATGCAGATTACTTTTGACACTGATCTTCCTCTCCTTTGTCATATACTACTTTGTCCGCCGTTTCCAAAATCAAAATCGTTGCGATTTCCTTCATGGAAAGAGTTGACTCGTTGTAAATGTCAATAAGCGCATTGTACGCTTCTGCGGAAACTCTAACGACTGCCTAGCATCCCTTTGGCAAACGTTCTCTATTTCTTGCAGGAATATGTATTTCCCACCTGTCGCTCATTTTTGTCCACCTCCATCAACGTTTTTATTGCTTGCGCATAATTTGAAATTGACCGGCTGCGATACTGCTCATAAACTGGATTATCATTAATTTCTGAAAGCTGCTCATCCATCAGATCATACAGCCTGGAAATTCGTTCTGTATTATCCATCAACTCAGCTCCTTTCCTAGTGATCGTATATAATCGCCAATACAGTCTTCGCAGACCGACAGCCCATTGATCTCATACACCATGTCGCCATTGTAAAAGCTGTCCTCCCGGTATATGGGCTGTTCGCAAAGATCACAAAGAATAAAATCCCGGTCCGTCTGTTCGTGCCTTTCCGCATCGAATACTGGATTATTCGTTTTCATCTGATTCTCCAATAATCTTTTTCAATGTTTTTGAAAGAATGCATTCATCTTTATCCGTCATTCTTTTAATGATTTCCAGTTTCTCTTCTGCTTTGATTAATCGAATGAAATCTTCGTAATCTACTTTAATCATTTGACATTTCCCTCTCTTTCTTTTATGATAAAGACAGGTATTTTACCTGTATTTTTTTATTTAGAGCCTTATGGGGTGCTGCCCTGAGGCTCATTTTTACTTTCCAACCAGATCACTACGATCAAAATCACCAAGGCCATCCCTAGAAAAGTACAGATTGTTTGAGATACCCGGCCAAACTCGAAAAATCCTGAGTAGGTAATCAGGTACGCCAACAGACCCGTGATCGCCAGGTCCCTAGCGGGGTCCTTCAGTAGTTTTCTCATGGTTTATTTCCTCCGGTTTGTAAGACTCAATAAATCTTTCAAGATCACTGCCTCTAATCTTTTTGCTGCCTAACAGCAAATAGGGAAGTCCCCCTGAATTGATAAGTGCATAAGTATCTGATACACTCATCATTAAAACTTTTGATGCTTCTTTCACTGTATAAAGCGGTTTATACGGCTCTACCATAAATCTCCACCTCCTATCGCTCAACCTTGAACAGCCAATCTGACTCATCCTCAGTAACTATGCCGTTGCCTCGAGATATGCCAAAATATTTCTTGAAAGCATCAGAGCCTCTTTTGCAGGTTTTGTATTTGCTTCATCGTCCTCTCCGCAAACATCTACGCAAAACAAGTAGTATTCAGCCAGATTACCTTCAAGTTTTTTAGCCTTTTTGATAATAATTTCGTTTTTCATGCCACTCCCCCAAGGAATTTGTTGATGAAATACTGCTGTCCTTTACCAGTTACCTTGGTTGTCCTATTGATTCTGACAGAACCATCCGGATTATTAACTGTGGACTCCTTCACCTCAAAAAGTTCCATCTCCATAGCTTTCTGAGTCGGCATGTTCCGGTCAACACCATTTCTTTTAATCAAGTACCCATTTTCTCGCATCCAGTTAAAAAGACGTTTCTGTCCTGTCTCCACGCCGTTCTGCTTGAGGAGTTTCGCAAGGTCTCCGATCAGGATAGATGTGTGGCTTGTTGCTACTGCATCAGCAAAAATTTCCTTTGGTTTCATGCGTTCAATCTGAGCTGTCTGCTCCTCAATAGTTTTCTGAGCTTCCAGAACCGCCAGTGCCAGTAGTTCCTTTCCCTGCGGAGCCTGCATCTGATAGCCGCCTGTCTTGCGGATCGCCGGAAGGACCTCAGATGTTACCCAGTGCTTAAAGCGCTTTGCCGATTCGAGCTTGCTTCCAAAGATAAGAGCATATAAGCCGGACTCATTAATGATATATGCTCCGTAGTTAGACATTTTCAAGGTCGGCATTTCGCCGGGCTTGAGAATTCTCTTATCATCTTCGGATACGTGTTTCTTTAATGCGTCTGACGTATCCTTATAACCGAGTGCCGTCGCCACGTCCTTTCCTACAAACCACGGTTCATTGTCAATAGTTACTGTCCGGACTTCTCCGAACTCTTCGTTTTTGAAAATCTGTAATTCCTGCATGTAGTCTCCTTTCATTTTATTGTTGGCATTTTGTCTACTTTTATAGCAAAAAAAATTCTTTCTTTTTCTTTAAGCGACTTTATATCAAGTAATTCGCAAAGAATTTTTATCTGCTCCGCTGTAAACTGCCTTTTATTCTCTCTTTTTAGCTGAAAAGAATAGAGCGATATTCCAAGTTTATTAGCTATATAGCTTTTTGTAAGTCCTGATTCATGGATAAGCCTATTCAATTCTTTTGTATCTGTCACCATATCACCTCCCGATTTTTGTTGGCATTTTGTCTACGCTCATATGCTACCACTGTGTTTCAATTTTGTCAACATTATTTTTCAATTATTGTTGAACTTTTTTCTACAATGTGATAATATCCAATTATCAGGAGGTGAAACGAATGGATATTGGAGATAGGATAAAGAAAAGACGTGAAGAACTTGGAATGTCACAAGAAGAACTTGCAAAGAAAGTGGGCTATAAATCCCGTTCTTCCGTTAATAAAATAGAAATTGATGGAAGAGGGCTTCCGCAAAATAAAATTGTTATATTTGCAAAAGCACTTGAAACAACTCCTGCCTATTTAATGGGGTGGGAAACTATAAGCGACGAAGATATCGGAAACGCTTTCGCAAATGATAACCTGTTTGAGGTAATAGATAATATGTCTGCACTATCTCCTCGGGAGAAGAATCACTTCACTAACTATCTACAGCTATCGGAAATAAACCGTAAGAAGGCAGACGATTATGTAGAGCAACTTCTTTCTATTCAACAGATGGATGTGGAATTACGGCTTAACGCCGCTCACGCCCGCACCGATATAGATATACCAGAAGGAGTGGACACGTCCGAAGATGATATCATGGATGATGAAAATTTTTAGGAGACACTAATGGGATTTTTTGATATTTTTAAAATCAATTCCTTGAAAAGCGAAAAACGTGATGAAACTTTACAAGCGATGGATAATTTTCCTGATATAGGATACCAGTTTCAAAATATTAAGTCATATAAACATTCAAAAAAATCTGACACTTGTTATCTCATTGATGGAACAAATTTGTTCAAAGCAAAATCAGATTTGCAGAAAGTAAATGCTATTATTCAAGAACATGCAAAGACTGATAAAAGTTTTGCAAAATTCTGCATTGATGTTGAGCATGCACGTTTTTCTTCAGAAAATATGAAAATAGGGTATGATGATTTCTGCTGTTTGTATTGCACTCCATTCACGCCATCCGGAAAGCTTGCAAAATTTCCACTTAAAATGCGTATTTCACCATTATCGGCAGATGAAGATAGCAAGCGCATGATGTCAAAAAAAGGAAAGACAATTCATGGTTGGATTTATTATTTAAAAGATGGCTCTATAGGAAAAGTAGAAATATATTGTTGGCAAGGTGACAGTAGCTATTTTATTAAAGAAAATTACACCTTGAAAAACAAGAAATAATGTCCGGTTTATAGGACAGGCTTTGTACTACTCTATAGACTGGAGGTGTTGACTTATGAATTATGAAGCACTTTTGGATGAAGCTCATCAGGAGGGACTTGTTGTAAAAGAAAAGCCTCTTAGATACAACAATGGAAGAATCAAGGGAAAGCGGATTGCTATCCGAAAGGACATAGAAACCAATACGGAAAAGACCTGTGTTCTAGCGGAAGAACTCGGACACTACTATACCACTACCGGAGATATTTTAGATCAATCTGACACAATGAACCGAAAACAGGAATACCGAGCCCGCCTTTGGGGCTATAACCGTTTGATCGGGTTAATGGGAATTATCAATGCCTATATACATGGATGTCAAACTTTATACGAAATGGCTGCTTACTTAGACGTGACGGAAGAATATCTGAGAGAGGCCATTTTTTGTTATAGAAACAAATATGGCGTTTATAAAAAAATTAACAATTATGTTGTCTACTTTGAACCATGTTTAAAAGTTTGTGAGATTTTAGATTAATTCGCCACAGGCGTTTTAAAATTTAATTTATAAGAAGGAGAATGAAACTATGAGAAAAAGAATTTTGGCCGTATTTGTAGCAACTATAATGAGTGCATCTATTGCTGCATGTGGATCGCCAGGTGGATCAGAAAATCCCACACCAAAATCCACTGAAAAAACAGAAGAAGAACCATTAGATCTTACTGGAACATGGGCTTCCCCTGAAAATGAAGGTTCTTATCAAGAGGCGATTATCTCTGACGATACTATTGAAGTAAACTGGATCTCTGACGCTGGTGCAACCAAATCAATTTATTGGATAGGAACATACTCGCCCCCTACGGAAAATTCAAATGAATATTCTTGGACCTCTGAACGTAATAAAGAAAAAACTACTTCAGCATTGTTGGCTTCATCAGATGACACAAAAAATTTCACATACAAAGATGGTAAAATTACCTACGAAGTTTCAGTCATGGGCACTACTACCACTTATGAACTCAGTCAAACTTCCGACTCAATTCCTGATAGTGCTTCTATAACAAAAAATACAACTTCAGATGAATCATCGCAACAAGATAACCCGTCTTTTGAAACCACTTATCAAAATGTATCCTTTCATACTGACAGTATAGGTACTATATGGTCGCAAGCAATAGTTGCCGTAAAAAACACAGGCGATGCCGACCTCTATTTAAAACCCGGCTCATATGAACTTACCTCACCAGAAGGTTCAATTATACACACCACAAGTAATCTTTTTACACCATACCCCAATATCATAAGTCCCAATGAAACAGGATACTATTATGAAGAGATCACTATGGATGCCGGAACTCCTACTGAGAATATTCGTATTACCCCACATATTGACGCCAGTACATCACAGTTCGAAAAAATACGCCTGGAAGTTAGCAACACCGAAGTTTACGATAAAGAAATGGGGGGAATTGACTTACATGGAAAAATAAAAAATACAACAGATTCCATTCAGGAAAATATATATGTTGTTGCTATTCTTTTTGATGAAAGTAATCAACCTATTGGACAACTGTGGACTATTTTAACAAATAGTTTGCAGCCCGGTGAAGAAATTGGTTTTGAATTAGAACCCTTTTCGTTACCTGAAAGTATAACTACAGCTACTATTGCTAACTATGAAGTTTATGCCTATCCGCAACAATTTTAATTCTATAGTCTTCCCTGCCTTCGGGCAGGGAGATACTTTGACAATATAATATACTTACCCGGGCAGCCGATAGGGTGTAAATACCGCCGTTTCTGAGCCTTGCAGAAAGGAGGCGGTTTCTATGAGTACATATGAAGAATTCATGATTATTTTGGCAGCTTGTAATTTACTTGTAATGATTCTTAATTATACCCATAGAAAATAGCACCCCCGCTCTGGTAAAGTAAAGGTGCTATTTTCAGTACATTATTTCGCCGGAAACGGATAGGTGTGAACTATCGTATCGGCTTCCTTGTTAAGTATATTATATGTCAATGCAAATTATTTGTCAAACGTAAAAACTGCCCCTGTGTTAACGCACCGGATCGGTCACATACCCGAATACTTTCCATTAATGAATATCCAAAACTATACGGGAATGCTTTATAACCAATTAACTGCGAAATCGATTATATAAATTCTATAGTGCAAAGGAAAGAAAGGCGTTGCTATATGAAGAATGACAAATTCTTTTTAACTTATAATCAGCAAATGAGAAAACTTAGAAATGATAAAAATATTATCTGTAATGGTTCGTTAGATAAGAAAATTTTAGTGCGTGCTGGTTATTTCAATATTGTAAATGGATATAAAAATCCGTTCATTAGCGGTTGTGATGCCGGCGGAAATCACATATATATTTCCGGCACATCATTAAGTCAGCTACAATCTGTAAAAAAGTTTGATGAACAGTTACGTTCTTTCCTTTTGCGCTATATTACTCAAGTAGAGGAAGAAACTAGAACACTATCAGGTTATAAGTTTGACGAATGTAATGATAATGGAAATATTCCTTGGTATGATACAACTGCTTATAATCCAAGAAAATCTTTACAAGATAAAATGAACGTTATTTCAAAAGCTTATAGTGAGTTGAGCAAAAGCAAACTTGATTATGTAAAGTTTTATATGGAAAATCATAAGCAGATTCCTACTTGGATTATGTTTAAAGTTGTAAATTTTTCCACCTTTATAGATTTAATAAATGTTAGCAAAATGGATGTTTCGCATTCGTTGTGTCATCTTTATGGATTAACAGATAAAAAAGGACTATCTAACGTAAAACTGTTAATCGGGAGTCTTCATTGGATGCGGACAATAAGAAACTCCTGCGCCCATAATGAACGTATTTACTGTTTAACTAGAAAACCAGATAAATCTCGAAATTCGGGCAGAGTTCTCGAAAGTTATTTTCGTATGCTTGGTAATAATTATACTAGGGATCTGGAACAAAAAGTATTTGATTTAATAGTATATTTCAAATATTACCTTCCTCAAAGAGAATACAAAGCGTTCATTTCTGAGCTGAAAACTATGTTAAATGATTTACAATCTAAAATCCATCCACATGCTTTTAAGACAATACGCGGACAAATTGGTATCAAACATCTAAATGATTTAGATAGGTTGCTTTCCTTTCCGAAAAACGAGATAGAATATAATAAATTTGATAAGTAGTATTTAGATGCATCAACACATAACAAAATAGTAAATATCATAGTCAAAAAAAACATTAAAACACTTAAAATAATATATTTTAATATATTGTAATATATTTTTGTTTATAGTAGTATACTTGTGTAGAGAGAACCATATTGATTATGGTTGAAAGGCACTCATGCAAGTATTTGTATGGGTGCTTTTTACTTTTACCAGAAATTAAAACCGCCCCTGCGGCAAACAGGAGCGGCCACATATCCGAAGATATGCAAGTACTTTGATCGGTAATATTGTATCATCTTCGGACAGCCCTCGCAAGCGGAACACTCGTTCGCGCTGGCTGTTATTTTTATACCCAAAAGGAGGATGATATAGAATGGGTGAACTACGAACACGAAAGAGAGGAAAGACCTGGGAATACAGCTTCGAAGGAGCCAAAATTGACGGAAAAAGAAAACCAATATCCAAGGGCGGATTCCGCACCAAAGCAGACGCCCTAAATGCGGGCATAAAAGCAAAGGCAGAATACGACAGCGGCGGACGCGTCTTCACTCCCTCTGCAATCAGCCTGTCGGATTACCTGGACTACTGGTACAAAAGATATGCCAGCAAATTAACATACAAGACACAGGATACCTACAAAAATCATATCCGTCTGCATATCAAGCCCTACCTGGGCAGTTACCGGATTTCCAGCCTGGAACCGGATGTTATTCAGGAATGGGTGGATGAGGTCCTTCACTCACAAAAAAAGCTTGCAAGACAGTCCATTGCAAACATTCTGGGAGTACTGTCAGGAGCTTTAAACTATGCCGTACAGCCTTTAAGGTACATACGCAGCAATCCTTGTATCTATGTAAAAATACCGGATATTAAGGTGGACAAGAAAGCCAAAGACCATACGGACTTTGTTCTCTCAAAAGAAGACTGGAAGCAAATTAAAGAATATTTCTCTTCTGCTCCTGAGAGTCATTCGTATCTCTTCTTTCCTCTGATTGTCGGATACCATACCGGGGAGAGAATCGGAGAGATCTTCGGCACAGATCTGCTTGCTGACTACAATCCTGTTCGGCATACTTTGTCTGTCTCGCATCAGCTCCAAAAACAGAAGGGAATTCTGCTGTACACAAATCCAAAGTATGATTCCTTCCGGATAAACAAAATTGATTCCTTACTCGAGGCTGAAATCCAAAAAGAACTAAAAAGAAGGGAATGTGATCGGCTGCGCTACAGGGAATACTATAAAAATACCTACCTGCTGCCGGACAACACGATCATCCAGCTGCCCGCGGACTCCCAGGTACCTGACAGCTACCAGGAGATCTGGCCGCTCGGTGTAAAACAAGACGGTACCATCCTGACCACTGAACATGCGAAGCATATGTCCAGAATCGTCAAAGACAAGGTCGGCATAGAATTATTCCATCCACACTGCCTGCGTCACACACACGGCACCATTCTGGCCCAGAGCGGCGCTTCGCCAAAGACCATCATGGAACGCCTCGGACATAAGAATATCAAAGTCACAATGGAGCGGTACGTGTTCAATACAGAAGAGATGCAGAACCAGGCAGTCTCCCTGTTTGAAAACGCCATAAAATAGAGTTTGCCTACCATGAAAATTTTGGTAGGCAAATGGTAGGCAAAACTCTATTTTTCTTATTCAAAAATCCCGCAAACCCTTGATTTTACAGGCTTAGTACTCCAAGGTCTCCATATACTTCATAAATACCAGACGTTCACTTTCCCTTCTTCCACCAAACTCTAAAATGCTCTGAAATGCCCGTAAAATCAAGGTTTTTTGAGAAACCAGCGCCTCTGTGATTCTCTGAAATAACCTGAAAAAATCTAGCAAAATCTGTTCACGGTAGGCAAATGGTAGGCAAATTTTTCACCCGAAGATGATACAATATGCACCTTGTCATAGAGTCCCCCGGCCGCTCACCGGGGGATTTTGTCATACTCTTTTAATACTATCCGCCCAAACATACCCTATGTACTGATCGGCCACACAGACCTTGTACCAGTTGTCCTCATAGCCGTCCCGGCCTAAGACATCCACACGGTTTCCTTTGACAAGCTTCGGCCACCCGGTGATCGCATCCGAAGCCTTCTTCGGTTCCAGATGGACCACACAGGTCTTCTGCACCTCGCCCACAAACCTGGCAAAGCCCTGTTCTGTACGATTGTCTTTATAAGCCTCTGTATCTACCGGCTTAACACTGTCCGCCCAGACATAGCCGATATGCTCATCTGCGATGCAGACTTTATACCAGCCATCCTGATAGCCATAACGTCCTAAGACATCCACCAGATTACCTAGAACCAGTTTGGGATACCCCGTGATCGCAGGAGAAGCTTTCTTGGCAGCCTCATGGACCACACAAGTCTTCTGTACTTCGCCTACAAACCGAGCAAACCCTTTTTGTGTCTGTCCTTTCTTCTTCACCTCTGCATTCAGCTTCGCTTGTGTTGCAGGTCCCGCATTTCCGTCCTGTTCCAGACCATAGTCTCCCTGGAATTCCACGGTAGCCGCCTTGGTAGCTGGACCGAAGTCCCCGTCCGCTCCATTCTTTCCGCAGTTATAACCGATCTTAATCAAATTCTTCTGATAGGCCTTCACTGTCTTTCCCTGGTCCCCTTCGCAAAGATAGTCCTTCTGTGGTGTATTTCCCAAATGCTCATCCATCCAGGCGGCTGCCGCATTCCAGTCCACCCGGCAGAATTTCGTCCCTGGAAGTTTGCTGTTAAAATACGATTTCGCGCAAACTCCGCCGCCGTTGGCAATCACCCCGGACGCCCCAGAAGTGTTCCCCTCAATGGTCTCAAAACGGTCGCCTACAACACTTGTCACAATTCCGGTATGGGCGAACGTGCCGCCGCGGTAAAAGATCACGATATCTCCCACCTCCGGGTTTGCATACTGAGTAAACAGGCTTCCCAGCGTCGGACAATACACATACGGCCAGTGCTTTAACAGCTTTGTAGCAGTTGTTTTATCAAAGGCCTGCATCAGCACCCAGGAGACAAACGCTGCGCACCATGCCTGCCCCTGGTATGCTGGATAAACATCCCGCCAATACTTAGTGTAGTTATTGCTGCCGGCATTCGCCGTCTTATCGTCAAGCTGGCTGTTGGAGCGTTTCTCCAGATAGCCGATTTCCCCGGACGCAATGGAAATCGCACGGTTTATTGCATCATTCTTACTGTACATGCCTGTACCCTCCTTATCATACTTTGTCAGTCCATATTGGTTCACCAGTGCCATGTTATTTTCTACATAGCTGCTGCTCGTTGCATAACCATCTGCTTTGATCGTTTCCAAGTAAATCCGTGGGTCTGTAATCCCTTTCAGGTTCTGATACCGCGATAGCTGTATAAACTCAAAATACCCCTTAACGCCCTCATCCATACTGTCATAAACCCGGAAGTTGTCCTTGATCGTGGTCAGACTCCCCGACTCATACTCTTCCTGGGTAGTCATGTTCACAGATGGGCCAGTCCACTTGGTTCCACACTTCAATCCAAAATAGTTGTGATACTGGGCTGCCAGACGACTCTCGCCCCACCCACTCTCCAAGATCGCCTGAGCGATCACTGCACTGCAGCACTTAATTCCATACTGTGGAGCGTATTTCTGTACATAACCGGCGATCTGGTTAATAAATTCTTGTTTCGTCATAACTTCCTCCAAACGCAAAAAGAGAACCCTTTCGGATTCTCGTAAATGACAAAATATGCTATAATACCTGTGTTGCCACTCTTATACCGGCACGGGAGGGAAGGTTGACTTATAGAGACACTTATAACTTTTCTTCTTTCTGTCACGGCAGGTGTGGTTTGCCACCTCATCTGCAAATGGCTGGACAAAGAGAAGTAGCCGGCAACCAGCCTAGGGCATAAGCCACCCTGCAAAAACGGAATAGAAAACCCCAGAGGATGCCGCCTCCGGGGTTTTTGCTGACTTATAGAAGTCACTTATAACTTTTGCCTACTGGCATTATAGCATATGCAGTTTTCTATTTCAAGATTCCTGATCGAAATCTTCCTTAGAATCTTTATTCACAATCTTATCTGCCACTTCCAGCCCTTTGATTAAAATTACAGGCACATGAAAACCTGCCTCCACAAAGTTCTCGCAAATCGACCGGATCTCGTTCATCAGAAGACTCGCCAGCACAAACCATCCCAGTAGCGTAGTGATTCCCAAATCTACACCGATGGCCCTGCCAATCTCAATGAATACGGCGGACGCCCCAAAAGCCACCATTACCATCAACCAGTAACCTAGCTTCTTTAGGACTCCCTGCCATCCTTTAACCGAATTCTCTTTCTTGGCTATACGGCTTTTCATCCACCCTGTCAACCAATCGGCCACATTCAAAAGCCAAAAAGCCACAAATAAAATCCAGTGTTCCCCTAAAATATAAGAAAGGACGGCCACTGCCGTCCCCACAATCACGTTATACCCGTCAATGATCGGTTCTACGTAATTCATTTTCCTCATACCCTCCGCTCCTTATCATGAAACACATACCTTCACTTCATATTTTAAAATCTCCGGCGCAATCTCATAGGTGTATTCCAGCGCATATACTGCCCCTTTCACCTGCGGCTGAATCAATGCAGACAGCAGGACTTCCGAATCACTCTTCTTCTGTATTTCACACTCACCGCTTTTCTCGATTTCATTTCCCAGTCTCAGCACATACTTCGCTGAGCAAATCTCAAACGGCTGCATACAAGAACTGCGCACCTGGATACACACATATTTTCTCTCCCCAAGGGCAAACTTCACTTTTTCCGTCATATCGCCGCCTTTCTGCTGCTATTTAGCCGCGTATTATATTTTTCCGGCCGTAAACAGACATTTTTAGATAAGAGCAGACCGGCCACATACGGAAGCAACACAAGCTTCGCCGCCGTATGCGTATGCCAGAAAACCTGTACTGTACATTGCAGATGTCCGCGCGCACCCTTATCATTCTCCGCCCAAATCTCAATTTCCTGCAGTCCCGGAACTCTGGGAGCCATTCCTTCCCAATAGCCCGGTCTATCAGGAACCGGTGTAAATACGATCTCTGTGCTGTTTACCGTCCCCCATACCCGGACAATCATTGATCTGTCACTTTAAAGGTAATCCGAATTCTTCCTCCTGCATCCACAGTAGTTGCCTCGGCGGTAACTTCCGTGATAACCGGAGCTTTCGTGTCCAGGATAACCTTACGTGTAACAGTCGTGGTTTTCCCGAGGGAATCTTTCGCGACAACCGTAATGGTATTTTCTCCCTCATTTAGCGTGATTTCCTTGGAAAATGCTCCGCCCTCTTCAAGAGATACCTTTTCCCCATTGATCGTCACCTCTGCAAGTGTCACCGCCTCAGAGCCAGCAGCCGCCGTGCCAGCCACAGTCACCTTATTATTATTGGTCAGCAGATTATCCGCCGGACTGGTCACATTTAACGTCGGCGCCGCCGTGGAAACGACAAAGGTAACCGTTGCTGGATCAGAGACGTTTCCATCATTATCCTGAACAGACAAACTAACACTGTTGGAACCATCCGATAATCCCGTTGCCTGGTACGTACAAGTCTTCTTTCCATCTTCTCCATCTGCCCAGGAAAGCCCCTCTGTAATCTGCTGATTATTCAGCTTAAACACCACCGACGACATATTCAGACCTGAACCGCCGGCATCCTGTAATTCCATTACAATATTTTGTGTGGATGCCCCAAGTACAGAATCCTGTGTCGGAGATACGATTGTAGCCGTCGGCTTCGTTTTTTCCAAGACTCTGAATTTCAGTTCATCCCCATAAGTTTCGTCCAAGCTATCTAAAATTGCCTCATTACCTGCAGCGTCCAAAGCATGAATAACCGCTGTAAATACATGATTAGGCTGACTCCAAGACGACTGTTCCGGCGCATTTCCTTCCGCCGTCCAAAGCTTTGTATCCTCACTATAAGTTGCCAGTATTTTTGTTCCATTCAGCATGACAAAAGCCTGTTTGATCGTGCGCATATTCACTTTTCCTCCTATTTCCTTATTGAAGTGATTGGATAATCATAAGGGTAATCAAACGGATAATCTATTTCATACCACACTTCAAACTGAATCCTTATTTTCTCCCCGGTTTCCACCACTGTTTTCTCAGACTGTACATTTTTGATCTCTATAGCTTTATTCACACACATATCCATCTCGCTAATCCACAAAATAAACCACGTGTAAAAAGATGGCTGTATTTGCCTGTATGGCCTCATAGCCACCGGAATTCGAAGAAAATGCACGGGATACTGTCACGGTTCCGTCCACGTTTACATGAATCTGAAAAACTTTGTCCACATTTGTATAACCTGGACAAATCACCATCTTAGAAGGTCGGTATTCTTCCGGCAACGTAATCCCTATCCGCACTTCCGTCGTAGAACCTCCAATGCTATTTTTCGTATTTCTCACTCCGCCTGACAATTCCACTACGTTTCCGCGTTTTCTTACCTGCGGCCGATGTCCGTAAACCACCTCATAATTCCCGTCTGGTGTTAATGTCACCCATCCAGAATCTTTTCCCTCTTCATAGATACCCGTTTTCACGACAGGAAGAAGCGTTTCGATTTCCGACACCTGAATCTCTTTGATGTGAACTGCAAACACCGGACACTCATCTATCAGATCTCCATCCTGCATATTTCCATGTGTATAATCCGGAACCACCGCCTCATTGCTAGAAGGTTCCCCTTGAATCACCACCCACTCCATGCTTTCAAGCTGTGATTCCGGGTCCCTGCTGTACCTTGCCACAATCAAATCAATCCGGTTCATCCCCTGCGTTCCATTACTGATTGTCACTGCGTCATAGGTATTCGGTGCCACCTCCGCAATACCTCCATGGTGGCACAGCATTCCGCTTCCGATATGAATGATATTATTGGACTGTGCTTCTGGTTTCAGCCTCTCTCCTTTGCTGAGAATATAACTTTCCGGCCCTATCACAGACTCAAAAATACTCCGGTGCTGGGTACTTGTCACATGCGGTTTCCCGCCGACTCCCGTAATAAACTCCATCTAATCCTCTCCTTCCAACTGATATTCAACGTTCATAGTTCCATAAGCATCCGTGGTATAAATGATATTCTCTACCGGCTTAGCCATATAGACTCCTGTCAGATAATCCCGGCCGCCCAGTATATCTCCGATTCCCACCTCCATCTGAAGATCCGACGTGTTCATGGTAAATTCCTGCCGGTTCATCAATTCCGCAAACTCTTCCCGTGCCTTTTCCTCCACTTCCTCCGTCTCCGTGGAAGTATTTTCATACACGTAAACTCTCTCGTCTATCCCGGTATAATACGGGGTCTTCCGGATGCTTCCATCTGGCCAGGCATACAGGTGAAATACATTCCGCTCTGCCAGTTCTCCCTTTCCGGCTACAATCATATGGTTATATCCATTTCGAATATCATTGAGCTGAAAATCCAGCCCACTGTCCGAGGAAAGCTCAATCTGCGAAGAATAGTCTATAATCGGAACCGCCTCCACTAAGACATATCCCGCGCGCTGGCTTTCTTCCTGATAAGTAATCCGCAGCTTATACTTCACGCTTTTCAACATCTTAATGATGCCGCTTAAAAGGTCCGTGTACCGCTCAAATTTATGGTTTTTTACCGTCACCCCAGTATCCGCCTCAGAGACCAAAAACAGCCCCTCAAACTCCGGCTCGATCAGTTCCTTCATCACCTCATGCAGTTCTCCGCTGACCCGACGGTAATCCTGGCCGGCAGGCGGCTCAATGACCTTCCTGTTCAGCATCCCTCGCCAGGTAAGGCCGCAGACCTTCACGGTCTCCAACGCAGTATCCGTATTCAGCCGGCCGATTCTTCCGCCGATTTCCGTTCCGGGTTTAAAGATATAGCCGCCGTACTGGTACGTATCATCCCACGCAGACCGATGCACAGACAGTTCAAAATCTTTCGTCTCATTCAAGTCAATATCCATACTCACATCCAAAAGCGCTTTGATTTCCCTGCGCTCCGTATCCGCCAAGATCAGCCTGTCCACCGCGGCTCACTCCTCTCAATATAGATCACCAAATCAAAACCAAAGGTTTCCGGCCAGGTAATCCGCAGTGTCCCCGGCTCCAAATCATCAAATACACTTTGTTCCATTCTGCGGCTGTTGAACAAGTTTTCCGTCGTCCCATTGGAGAGATATTTTGTAATGGTATGCTTGTTGCTGTCCAGAACAAAATACTCACTCTGCGACAGTGTGGTATAGACCTCATAAATATGGTCATTAATCAAAATCCTCGGATTTTCCACCGGCCCATATACGATCAGCGTAAAAGGGCAGTTCCCCACATGGTCTAATTCCCAGAACTGGGTTCCCGTGTCCCCTGGCACATAATCAAAAGGATAGTTAAAAGGATAATTCAGACCTTCCTTTTCTGTTTCTTCAGCCTGCTTATAAAAACTCTTTTTAGACTCGTTAATCCAAAAAGGACGGTCCGAAATAATGGTCAGCGTAACCACCGTATAAATCCCAGCCTCCCACTCCTCTTTTTTCACAGCCTTCACAAAACATTCCAAATACTCATTATTTACATAGAGTTTCCCCGGAGAATTCTGCAGCACATCCTCCGATACAGTATCCTCCAGTGCATTCATATACCCCGCAAACTCCGCCTTTTTGCAGAAAACGTCCAGCTTGATTTCTTTTTCGAAGCTTCCGCGCTCAAACCCATAGATCTTATTGCTGTAGCTGGTCTCCGTCCATTCATAGTCAAAAAATTCACCTGTGAGGAGACGGTATGGATAACTCATCAGATCAATCTTCTTCCCCTTATTGTTCACATAGCAGCACTTCATGACACTGAAATCGCACCTCCAATCTTTCCCCCAGGCGTTTTCGCTGCCCGGTTCAGATTTCTTCCATTCAAGACAATCGGACGTTCATCTCTCTGCCGGTTCAGTCTTCTCTGCCTGATCTCCCATTCATCCAAAATTCCCTGGTAATCTACAGTGCTCCGACTCAGTCCTCCCAGGCTGTTATTTCCAGGAAGAACCGGACCAGCCTTTGCTCGGCTTTGCAGACGCTGCAGCGCAGCTTTGGTATCTGCGCCCATGACATCCGCCACATCCTTAACGCCCGCTCTTACAACTCCAATTCCTCTCATGAGCCCTGTTCCAATACCTGCGTCAAACATCTCTCCAATCTCTGCCGCTACCCTGGACGGGCTGTGAATCTTCAGATTCGCATTTGCCGCTGCCACTGCTGCCTGGGCAACTGCTGCCGCTGCGGCCGCAACGCCCCCTTGACCTACACGAATACCATTTGCCAGACCCGCGCTGAATGAGGTACCCGCACTGTAACCAGAACTGTTAAGCCCTGCACTGTTCACCGCATTGATCGCCGCACTTGCAAGGGAACTTGCCGCACCGCGTACATTTCCAGAACCAGACTTGATTGCATCCGCCAAGGCTTTTGCAAAATTTTGTCCCTCCGTCCGGGATTTCTGAGCGATATTTGCCGATTTCAAGCCCTGCAATATGGAATTCCCTGCCTGCGTTCCGGCGCTTGTCAAAGTCCCACTGGCGGAACTGATCGCATTGGCAAGGCCATTCATGGCCTCCGTGCCAAGCCGGGTAGACTCTGGCGTCAGGCTGCTGCCAGCCAGGGAATCACCAGCCGCATTTCCAATGTCTCCCGCTGTTCCCGCCACGCTGCCGGAGCCGCCCGACATCGCTCCGATCAGCTCCGCAATCGCCTGCGTGCCCTCCGAAGAATAGTTACCACCCATATTGGACAAATCAAGCCCCGTATTTGCGTTAGCCCCTACGTTCTGGCCTGCCAGCAGCGCATTGCCAGAATTCAAGTTTAGGGTGTTCGTCACGCCATTTACCGCTGCCTGCGCATCCATGGCAAAAGAACCCGACATGTTTGAAGACTGCAAACCCGACTTTGCCGCGCTGCCCAGATTCATAGCGGCAAAATTGCTTGTAAAAGAACCCGTGTTCAGCGCACTGCTGACACCATCGGCCGCCGCCTGGGCATCTGCCGAGAAAGCCAGCGGCATATTCGATAACTGCAATCCCGTGTTGGCCGCATTTCCAAGATTAGAAGCCGCTGTCACCGCGTTTTCCGTCCCTGCATTCAACCCCATGCTAAAGGAATTCGCCGCTTCCTGCGCAACCGCGGCGCCAGAGGATGAGGCGCTTCCCTTGGCGCTTTCCACGCCCTTGGCATAGCCTTCTCCAGTCTTCTTTCCTTCCTCTTTCGCAGTCTCATCGCCACCGGTAAATAACTCCTTAATTACACCGCCTATGCTAGAACCGATACTCTTAATTCCATCAATGACGGCCTCTATCACCTGCTTTCCGACAGCGACCCAGTCCGTCTCTAAAATCGCGTTGGCAAAGGCATTAAAAATTTTCGGAATTAAAGCCAACAGTTCCGGTACCGCCTTTATAATTCCCGAAGCAAGTGTCGCGATCAGCTCAAAGCCCACCGTCAGGAAATTCGTAAAATTGGAAATAAACCCGCTCACCAAAGCCTGAATGAGCGCAGGAATCGCCGCGATTAATAGAGGAATCGAATTGACCAGTCCTTCCGCCAGCCCTGCAATCAACTGCATACCAGAATTAATCAGCTGCGGGAGATTGGAAATCAATGACATCGCAAACGTGAGCACCATCTGCAAAGCCAATGGAACTAAAGCTGGAAGCTGCTGCGCAATCCCCGATACCAAAGTGCTGACAATCTGAATGCCTCCCGACACAAGTGCCGGGATGTTCGCCGTAATCGCCTGCAAAAGATGCTGTATCATAACCGACCCCTGAGCGATCAGACCAGGAAGCGCATTCACAATTCCATTTGTCAGGTCCGAGATGATTTTCGGTCCTTGCGTCTGTACTAACATCAAAATCTGGTCAATCTGGTCTCCAAAGGCACTGTACAAAAGCCCAAGTCCAGCCACGACAACTCCGACGCCGCCTGCAAAGGTAAGCGACTTCAAAAAAACAGAAGACAGAGAGCTTACCTTTTTTAACGCATTCCCAAAAGCCGCCGACTTGCCCCCGGCTGCAATCAGAGAATCCGCAAAACCAGAAACCGCCTCGGCCGCCCCGCTGATCTTGCCATTGACGCTGCCTACCGCAGAACCAACCGCAGGAATCGCATCCGCCAGAACAGAAAAACCGGCTGCGGCTCCCCCGATTCCAGCAGCGTCCTGCGCAATCTGAGAGAGCTCCTCTCCAGACAAACTCTGCAGCCTTTCAGCTAAATTTCCGATAACATCCGTAACTCCCTGTAAAACAGGAATCGCATTTCCCAGCTCATCTAAAAATCCCTGGAACCCGCTTTCTGAAAAAGCATTATTTAGATTTCCAAGCATCTCATTGACCGCAGGCAAAACGTCTCCCCCGAGAACTTCCGACACTCCTGACGTAAGACTCCCCAGCAGCTGCATCGCGTTATCTTTCAATGTAGACAACTGACCAGAAACCGTCTGGGACTGCTTTGCCATAGACTGGAAATATTTTCCGCCCTCACTGGTAGACCTTTGCATGGATGCCGTGATCTCATCCACAGATATTGTCCCCTTTGAAATCCTGTCATATAAGGACTCCATGCTCTCACCAGTAGTCTGGCTGATTTCCTGCAATGGATTAAAGCCAGCCTCAATCATCTGCTTAATGTCTTCCAGCTGCACTTTTCCCGCAGAACTCATCTGTCCATATGCCGTTGCGATGCGGTTCATTTTATCAGCGCTGCCCTGAGAGATATCTCCCAGCATCATCATTCTGTCCATAGCCTCATCGGCAGTGAAGCCATAATTCATGAGCAGCTGGGTAGTTTCTGCAAGACCAGTCATTTCAAATGGGGTTTGAGCCCCTATCTGTGTCAGCCTCTGGACAATCTTTGCGGCTTCTTCTGCGCTGCCAGTCATAACTTCAAAGCTTGTCTGATACTGTTCAATCGTAGCGTTGTATTTCACGCCTGCCACAACACCGGCCCCAAGGGCAGCCGTGACACCAGCCAAGGCTTTTCCCGCCGCAGCCACCCCTGATTTTGCAGCACTATTCAGTTTGCTGATTCCCTGGACAAAACCACTCTCATTTATTTTCGTGTCAAAATTCAAATACCCGTCAGCCATGTCTTTTCACTCCTTCTTCAACACGGCTCACAGGCTCACAAATGTTTCTTAAATTCTAATCTCTACCGTTTTTCCGCACTTCTTACATTTTACATACACGCCGCTGCATGTGGCAGCATTGTGATAGATCAGCAGCTTCTGCCCGCAATCAGGACAAAAATACCACTTCTTCTCCGTGGGAATCCGCAAAATCCCATCTGCCATCAAAACATTGCCCCAATCTGGTAATCATCCATTTTTCTTTTTTCACGCCTCTTCAACGCAATTCTCTTCTTGATTTCCTTCACCCTTTTTCGTTCTTCCTTGCTCTTGATCTGGTTTAAATCTACGCCACGGTAATAAATACGCTCCTGAATTTCCGTATCCGCCGGCAGACCGCCGAATAACAGCAGGAACTTCCACCAATGCAGATACGGGACTGTCTCCAGGTCGATCTGGTAAACTGATCGAAACGCACAATAAATAC